CTGAGGGCGGCTTCGTGCGGATGATCGAGAAGGCCCGGCGCGACAAGGAAAACGGCGTGCCGCGCGAAATGGCGACGAACGCCGTGCGCATACCCAGCACGGCGAGCCCGCACGCGCACTTGGAGAAAAGCCCCTGGGGCCTTGCCGACAGGACATTCATTGAGGCCAGCTATGCCAAGTACGGCAAAGACTCGTTTTGGGTCCGCTGTCACATCGACGCCGTGGTACCCACCGAGTCATCGGGTCGGCTTATTCCAATTTCCTGGATCGACCGTGCGGCGGCGTGCGAGCGGCCAGCGATCGGGCCATTTGATCGAGTCAACAACACGCGGCGAATCGCTTCCGACATATCAGAGGGTGTAGGCAGAGATGACTACTGCATCATTGTTCGCGATGACCTTGGCGTCCAACAAATCGACGCCGGCAATTCTCTTGGCTTGCCTGAGATCGCTGAAAGAATCGCGCGAGCCTCCGTCAAGTGGGCCGTCCCCCACAAGCGAATCAGCTACGACCGCGTTGGAGTCGGCCGCGATCTGCGCCACCACCTCGCCCGCCACGGAATCACCGAGGCCATCGGCTACGCCGGCGCGGGAAGAGCACAGAACCCACGAGAGTTCACCAACCTTCGCTCGGAAGCGGCATGGAAGCTACGGACGAGGTTAAACCCCGATTGGTCGATTGACCCGCGGTTTCCTAAGGCGTCGAGGCAGCTCCCGTTCCACATCCCACCTGGCCCGCACTGGCCGCAACTGCGGGAAGAGCTGGAAAAGGTCACGTATGACCTCGTCGGGAACCAGGTGCGCCTAATGCGGAAAGAGGACCACGCGATCGAGCTAGGACGCAGCCCTGACAGATTTGACGCTCTGATTCAATCCTTCGCCTTCGAGTGAGGAGTCCTGCACCACTCATGAGCCGTTTAAGCCGCCTACGACAAGCCATCGCCGCCCACGAGAATACACCGCCGCCGCCGCAAGCGCAGCCGCAACAGTCAGGGCAGATCACCCTTGACCAGCTCGTGCCGATGCTCCAACAGAGCAACCCCACGCAGTACGCGATCGGAGTTTCTGAAGATCCGCCGATGGTTTGCTTCGCGCTCAAGGTGGGGCCGATTCAGATCCCATGCGATCTCACGCTTGAGAAGGCGGAGGAATTGCTGGTCAAGTTCGACGAGACGATAGACAAGATCAGGCCCAAGCCCATCGATGAGGTGAGCGACGAAGTATTGCCGGCAGCTCTGGCCGAGCTGCTCACCGAGGCCAGGGCCAACGTCGAAGCCAAGTAGAACGGGCCGATCATCATCCCATGAGCACGGTCAAGCTCTACCTCGGCGACTGCACTCTTGAGCAAGCACGCGAAGCTTGCCGCAAGTGGCATTACAGCGGGACGTGCCCCGAAGCAGCACGCGCACGTATTGGCGTATGGGAAGGGTGTCGATTCATCGGCTGCGTAATTTTCACGAATGGACCGCGTTCCTCAGGATACGAACGATATGACGTCTCAAAGGCTCAAGTGTGCGCGCTGGCTCGTGTCGCCCTTAGAGAACACCAGACGCCAGTTAGCCGTATTGTCTCGATCGCAATCAAGCTGCTGCGGCGTCGCATCCCAGAACTTAAGTTGATCGTGTCGTATGCCGACCCCGCCGAGGGTCACGCTGGGATCATTTATCAGGCGGGGCACTGGATTTATTGTGGTGAAACGTCTCCCAGTAGGATTTATCGCAGTAGGTCAGGTCGGCTTTGGCATTCGCGATCAGTTGCAGAAAACGAGCACGGTTTCACGTGGATGGGCGGACAGTGGCGGAAAGTGCCGAAAGCCCGGTGGATGAAGCGCATCTGGAAGCCCGGCAAACATCGATACGTAATGCCTCTCGACAGCAATTTGCGGGCTATACTTGAGGCCATCGCGATCCCGTACCCCAAGCGTGCAACCGAAGCATTGACAGCGATGCGATCCGCAACCCAGCGGATAGAGGGGGGTGCAAGTCCGACCCGGTCGCTCCATTCCAAGCGGCGGATCGCCGAAGCGAAGCAAACGCCGGGGTTGATTCTGGGCGTCTGATGTGCTCTTCCAACCGAGATCCTGAGATCACATTCAAGCTGATATACCGGCAATGTCCGCGCCCCACCGTCGAAGCATTTCTGGCGAAAAGCGACGTCAAGGAGCAAATGTGGGACACCTGGATGCGCTGGCTTGATGAAGCCTACAGGCAATCAGAAGAAGAGATCGTAGCCTGTGGCTGAAACCCCGCGACACACCGAAGAGACGCTTCTACGGCTTGTGGAGCTTCACAAGTGCGTCGAAGTGCCTTACGCATTGCTGCCGTGGGAAGGGCCGCTTCATCACGGGATTTGGGCGCATTGCGCCCAGTTCGATCCGGCAGGCTACCGCGCGCTTACGATCCTGGAAGATCAGGCGCTCCCTTGGTGTCGAAGGCACGGCATCACAATGACACCGCTTCACACTTCGTTGAAGCTCGCAATTCTACCAGCGCTCGATGGCTGAAACCCCGCGCCTCTTTCCGTTCCCGAGCTCGCCTCACATCGGGCCGACGCTCGACAAGAAAGCCATTATCGAAGAGGTGGAGAAGGGCCTGCGCAATGAGCGCTCAGACCTCGCGGAAGCCTCGGAGAATCAAGAGTTTTACGACCTCAACGCGGAGGGGTTCGAGCCCCGCCGTGAGGCGGAAACGGAATTCGACTACGCGGGCCGGCCCAAGCGGACGTCGGGCTTCGTCCGCCAGGCGATCAATCGCCTCTGCCAGCACACGTATAACCCGGGCCCGCAACGCACGATTGCCGATGACGCAGCAGCCCACGACCTGCTCCAAGAGGTGTACGAGCAAGTCCACATCGACGCGGTGATGAACGAGGCTGAGAGATTGTCGACCTTGAACATGGTGGCCGCGCTCGAAATCAAGGCCACCGAGGACAGCGGCGGCACGCTGCCGGATAAGCCCGTCGACGTCCAGATTTGGGGGCGCGAAGAGTATGCCGTGTTCCTCGACCCGAGGGACCAGCGGAAGCCGTACGCGGTCTGCACACTGGACCGCTACGACGAGCAGACCAGGTATCGGCTCTGGTTTGACGACGAGGTCTACACCTTCCTCACGAAGAAAGCTGGCCAAACAGACCGCCCCGAGATCATCGCCTACCAGTACGGCCCGGCCGAGCCCAATACATACGGGGTTTTGCCGTTCGGATTCATCCATTATGAAGCCCCTGTGAGGCGTTTCTGGACACCGAGCCCTGGCACCTTTTTGCGCAAGGGCGAAAAGCGAATCAACGATCAGCTCAGCGAGTTAGCCGAACTGATTAAGAAATACCTCCACCCCATCGGGCTGTTTCTCAACGTCTCGGTGGAGATGAATCCGGAAGTAGGCCCGGGTCGTTTCATCCGCCTTACACCCGCGATGGCCGGCTACACCGGCGATGGCTACGCGCCACCGGGTCCGCCCGATGCGAAGTACCTCCAGGCCGAGCTTAACATCGATGGCGTGTGGAACGACGTGCAGAATTTCATGGGCCAACTCGCGGAAGCCATCGACCTGCCCCCTACGGCTCTCAGGCTCGACTACAGCGATGCCCCAAGCGGGATTTCGATCATCATCCGGGCCTTTCCCTTGCTGACGCGGGCAAGGCAGCGGCGACCCATCTATCAGTGGTGCGAATGTGAGTTCGCCAAGACGCTCCTGACCTGCATCGGCAACCACTACTCCATGCCCGCGCTGGTGGCCTCAGCGGCCAAGCTTAAGCTGATGCTCTCGTGGCCAGAGCCAAGAATCCCCGTACCGGGACCCGAGCGCGACGCGGCGGATCAATGGGAAATGGAGCAAGGGCTCAAGAGCCGCGTGAACGTCGCGGAAGAGCGGTTCGGCCTCACGGAAGATCAGGCCCTGGATCGGATCAAGAAAGTAGCCGAGCAAGAAACAGCAGTGGCCGCGGTGCTCCCGAATCGCGCCATCCCCGGCGAGATGCACCCCCAGGCGATGCAAAACGTGGACGACGACAACACGCCGCTCAAAGAAGCGGACCCGGAGAGTGAGGAGACCGAGTGAGCGACACAGCACCTCTGACCGGCGCTCCCAAACTCATCGCGGCGCTCACCGAGGTTCACGACCTCGAGGACCAGCTCTTCGCCTGGGCTCACCTGGAAGAGCACTGGTTCGAGCACGGGGAGCTCGACAAGCTCGCCGGCAAATTCCACAAGGCCGGCAGCATGGCCCGCGAGCGACGCCGCCCGTTGCTCGATCGCATCTATCAACTCGGTGGCAAGATGCCAGGCCTCGAGGACGACCCGACCCCGGCTCTTACCGAGTGGCTCTCACGACTGGGCTTGATTCACGGGGCTTGCCAGGCTGCCTACGACGCTTGCGAGTTCTCGAACGGCGAAGAGGACTACGTGACGCAGGATCTGCTCAGAGAGAACCAGGAAGCGATTGAAGAGGCCATGAGCAAAGTCGCCGCCAAGCTTGCTTACCTCAAGGCCATCGGTCCTCAGTTGACCCTTACAGAGCTGGAGTGATCCCTGGGCCACTGGATCACGACTGATGCCGGGCCGGTGTTTATCACCGAGGGCGAGGGCGAGATCCAGGGCCGCTCTAAAAGCGAAATTGCCAAGGCCAACTACAAGAAGGCGAACAAGGACGAGCAGCGATACGGCGAAGCGCAGGAAGCCAAACTCGCGAAGAAGCTAAACAGCGAATACGTCAAGGGCCGATCTCGGCGCATCCAGGAAGGCCATGCTACGCAGAGCGACGATTGCAAACCGTTCGACGTAACTCGCAAGAGCGCGGGGCGGCTTAACGGCCTCGAAGTGAAAACTAAAATCAACTCGGGCAACACGGACACGGGCAATCGGGTGTGGATGAAAGAGCATGCCCTGGCCCTCAAAGATGACTGGATGGCGGATAAGGGACCGCCTCCGCACGTCGGCCATACGGTAGTGTTCGACCACCGCGATCGAGCCAAAGACGAAAAGGGCACGTTCATCGGCAACAAAGAGGCGTGGTCAGGCCACGAAATTTACTACAAACGGGGCGTGGGAAAGTATCGACTCAGCAGCATGTATAAGTGCAAAGATACCGCCGAGCTCAGTCGGCTAATTGATATGCGCGAAGAGCAGCTTCCCAAGGCAGCACGAGCGGGCAAACGATGAGCTTCGAGGCGATCCTTGACAACGGCGAAGCCATCCAGGTGGCTACAAACAAAGGCTGGAACGACGTTACGCGATGGATCGAGACCTTGCCGAAAGGCAAGGGATTCGGCGCGCTGCATTTCCTGGGCGATGAAGGCCAGTCGGACCGGCTTGACGAACTTCCCGATGTGATCGCGGAAGCGATGGATGAGAAAGCGCCGAGCGCTTCGGTGCGCACGACGCTTGAGGGGCTCTTGGCGCTGGTCAAGAAAAACCCCGATGCCAATCAGTTGATCATCTCCAGTGGAGCGTAATCGATGAAAACCGGTGAATCTGTAGCGGCACCCCAGGACGACGGCCTGGTTGCCCGCCTCGCATCGCAGCGCACCAAGTTCCGTGCCGCGGTGGAGACCTTGACCGAGGAACGCGACGCTCTCAAGAAAGAAAAGGAGCGGTTGGCCAAGGATAACACGGCGCTCGTGGAATCGACCTCCGCGAAGCGGATTGCAGAGCTCGAGCAGACGATCCGGGAGCGCACGCATGGCGATGTGTTCAAGCGGCTCGCCAAGGAAGCCGGCGCTGACGAACGGGGCCTCGACGACCTCTATCAGCTTAGCGGGTGGAAGGCAGAAAAGGATGAGCCCGACGAAGAGGGCATCAAGAAGCTACTCGAAGACATCAAGGCCAAGAAGCCACTCTATTTCCCGGCTCCGACCGATGCCGAGCCGACCAAGGAAGAGCCGCCCGTGAGACGTGTACCAGCTGCCGACCGCGGTGGTCCGCACAACCCGTCCAAGACCGGGATCTACCTCACGCCCAAGCACCTGGCCGACCCGGCTTTCATGCTCGACCCCAGAAACAAGGAAATGATCGCCTCCGCCGCCAGAGAAGGGCGATTCCGGCTCCCTGATCGCCAAGCTCAGTAACAATCGCAGCCGCCATTTCTCAGTCCTCACCTCGTTCGTTCCCTTCACCAGACTCCGCCGACCGAGCCGCCAGGCCGACGGTAGGAGTAAGCCTCAATGGCTAACAATTTCTCTGCGTTTTTTGAAACGTTAATCGCGGGCGCGGGCGAATACAACGCCGCGAAAGTCGGCAAACGAGCGCTGCTCACTCGCATTTACAAGGACGTGAAGCCCGAAGCTGCGCGCGTCGGCAAGACCGTTGACGTGTATTTCCCCGACACCGGGCCGATGCAAAATATCGGCAACGGTCAACTCTCGCCGGTCAGCGTGGCGCCCAACTACATCCCCTTGGTGTTCCAAAACCGGATCGGCAAGGGGCTGCTCTTCCAGGATTTCGAGCAGTGGCAGACGGCGACCGATTTGGCAGAAAAGTTTTTCGAGCCCCTTTACAAGAGGGCGCAGGAATACCTCAACGGCCAGATCGCAGCGCTGATCACCGCCGCGAATTTCAACTCCAACGCGCCGCTCATCGGCTCCAAATACGCTTTCGTGCAGACCACCGACGCATCGACGGCGTGGACCGTGCTGCAAGATCAGAAGGTGCCTGAAGACCCGAGCAAGATGCACCTCGCGCTGCATAACCGGGTGTACTCGAACATGATCACCGACACGACCTGGGTACAGGAATCGTTGGTCGGTATCGCGATCGCGCAGCGGGCTCGTGAAACCGGGCAACTGGCCGACGCATTTAACTTTGAACAAGTGTGGGATCAACAGATGCCAACCGTTTCCGGGTCGATCATCTACGGCCAGGTTCAGCCCACCGCGGGCACCTCGGTAACAGGCGTCGCGAGTGCATTCACCAGCGACCTGGCCGTCGGCCAGTACCTCGTGTTTGGCTGCGACAGCACGAAGACTCAGTACCAGGTGTCCTCGATCCAGAGCGACACCGCTCTTACGCTCTCGACCAGCTACACCGGCACGCTGCCAACCAATGGTGGCCTGGCCAGCTATACCACCGCCCGCCGCTTCGTCAACCTCGTGGGCACGGTCGCGG